GCATGTGCGTATGTGCAGGCATGTGCAACTGCACAACCGCACAGACACCTAAATCGCATAGGAATGCACGTTTCAGAGGGGGGTGTGCAATTCGCCATTTCTCCATTGCACGTACGTTTTTGTATAATTTTTGTACAACCAGGATCATTTTTCTTTTGGGACATTTGTTTCTTTTTCTCTCCTTTATCTCTATTCTTACCAAAGATTCTATCAAAGTTCTCATTAAATTTATCACGATCTTTTATGCGATCACGACTACCTTTTCCACCATGCCATTCAGTCATTGTCTCTCTCCATGTTTTTAAATATATGTTTGATTACTTCAATCGTCCAACCATTGCCTAGCATTTTAAATCTTTGAGAATTACTGACATGATCTGTGTAGTTGTCGGGTACTGTCTGCAACCTCTCGCATTCTAGGGGTGTTAGCTTACGCCAGTAGGCCTCATCAACTACCACCTTGGGTTCTCTGTTGCCACCTTGACAGGTATTAACAGTAGGTGACTTACCATCTTCGCTATAGACTCTCTTAAGTATGTCATGTCCGTTGATGTCTGTTGCTATGCCTACTTGTATGGGCTTGTCACTTGTCTCTATGTATTGTTCTTTATTTCCAGCAGTAAGTGTCGGAGACTTACCATTCTCACTATATACTCTTTGCTTTGTTTCATAGACACCATCTCTGTATTCAAACTCCATAATCTGTGCATCAAAGGTGTCTGTTTTTATACCAAGAATATCTTTTAATTGAAGCCAATGTTCTTCAGAAGGTATAGAAAAGAAATCACTACCTAACTTTCTAAAGTAATGTTCAACAGTAGAATACTTATCCTCTAGTTCTTCTGCTATTTGTTGTTTGTTCTTACCACACTTATCATAATGATCTAAGATACATTGCTGTAAACCAGGTATATCAACCTCATGCTTCCTTACTTTTACTTCTTCTACATTCATACCTACTTTGATTGGCTTGTGTGATTTATCTTTGCTGTCATATATAAGTGTCGTTGAATTGGGGACAGTATCTTCAACAGGAATCATACTCTTCTCAGATTTCTCCATACTTCTTTGAGGTCTAGCACAAGGATAGGTTGTTGTTAGGCAGTAGGCTTTATTATCTTGGTTAGTCATGTCCGATAATCTATCTTGATTAACTCTCGTCTCCAATATGTCCCTCAAAACTATGCCTTTTTGCTCAGGTTGGGTGACATTGGGTATGTTCGTCCAGTAATATCTCTTCCTTGACTGGGCAGAAACAAGACTGCTACATATCATAGTCGGCTCGATACCAAAGGGTATCTCTGGATAACATGCTGACACCTGTTCGCTGATTACTTGTAAGTATTCTTTCTTCATTCTTACATTCTCTAGTAAGAAATACTTTGGCTTACATTCTTTTAATAATCTAATGAACTCGAAGAACAATGCTGACCTTGGATCATCAAAGGCGAGTTGCTTACCCGCGAAACTAAATCCTTGGCATGGACTACCAGCAAGAATAAGATCTATCTTTGGTAGATCCTCTGACTTAACATCACAAACATCTCCAAGCTGTATGATCTCAGGATAGTTTGCTTGGCTTACTTGCATTGCATACTTATCTATTTCACAGGCATAGTAGTTATCTACCTTGATTCCTAATTGATCCAAAGCAATACGACCACATGACATACCGTCAAACAAACTTAATACATTCATCTTTGTCTTCTCTTATAATAAACTCTTACCATATACTTCCTGACTATAGCTATACATGTAAAGACTGCTACTTGAATTAATGATGTAGCTACAAGACTTACCTCTAAGTATTTACACAGACTAAGCAAACCAAAGCTGATCGGAAAGGACATGATCAATCCTATGCTGACATCATTCATAGCTTCATTTAATGATTCCTTATCTATCTTAATCATGGCAGAAACATGTCATCTGATCGTCATCATTAAATAATTCTTGTTGACTCTTACTTATATCAACGAGCTTTATATATCCTGGTCTGTCTTTTCTAAAGGTAGCTCCTTGATGTTCACCAAACTTTTGTTCTTGTTTGATCCACCAATCTGCCATCTCTGGTCTTTCTCTTAATATAGATAGTGTTGTATCCATGCCTTTTAAGAAACACAAATCACAATTACCAGCAGGAGTTTTACCATTTGCATTCGTTAGGTTTAGATCAAAGTTTTGTTTCTTCCAAAACTCTGATACATCTTTGACTGTATGCTTGGCATCATTCATAGGAGTTATGTTTGTCCATACCTCGTACTGCTTCATTGCACTTGCTACTCTTCTAGGTTCGTCATGTCTAAGACCAATTACATTAAACCATTCTTTGTATCCTTTAATCTTTCTCATAAACCTGTACATAACTTTTATCTTTAACTCTGATGTGCAGAATCTAGTTACTGGGTTGGGTAAATATTTTCTATGATCAAGCAATGCTTCAAAGGGCTCACCATTTCTTGATGCTGTTTCGTATGTGACCTCTTTAGTTCTATAGATAGGTCGCTCATCACCAAAGTAAAGCTCTAACCAATGTATGTTTATGTCCCACTTCTTTGCTATGTCGTTTACAAAGTCTAATGTTTCGGGTGCTTCCTTGCCTGTATTAGCAAAGACTACATGAATATCATCGGGCAACTTACCGCCATGTGCTTGTATTATATTGTGCAACATAAAGCCTGATGTTCTTCCACCACTAAAGCTAATGAGTGCAGGGCCTTCTATTTTATATGGGTTAATCATCTTTCCAAGGTCGTTTCATTTCATTGTCTGCTAAATAATACCAAGTATTCTTACCAGGTACGTTATGATTCTTTACTCTTTCGCCTAGATACTTCTGCACATAACTCACTGCATAACGAGCGGCCCTCTCTCCTGATGCCATCTCATTTTCTTTAAGAGTTTCTCTTGCTAATAGTTCTAGTTCTTGTCTTGTATAAAACTTTTGTTTGCTCATACCTGATGCTACTACTCTTGCAATCTCTACCTCATCGGGACTGTCTTGTGCATCTACTACTTTAAAGTATCCTTTTTCAAAATCAAAGTATGCTAGATGCTGATCAGGTTCTCTTGCATTACGAGCTTCATAGAATAATGTTATGTTTGGTTTCTTACCCGACAGCTTGACACCTGAATCCATCCACCCAGCGAAAGCACTACCACCCCTAGCTGACATGAACGACAAATCATCTGCCCTTTCTTTACCAGTATGGTGAGCAATGATCACTGCTACTTTATATAGTTCAATAAGTTTATCTACTCTTGATAACATCTCATGTATCTCTGAGTTGGAGTTCTCTTCTCCACTAAAGAAATTAATAATAGGATCTATCATTACCAAGTCTGGTTTATGAAACTCTATACTCTCTGCGATAGCATCTATGTCGCTGTCCCTCATGATGTTCTTTCTTAATCTACCAGATGCTATAAGGTTTGACTTACCTAAGTTGTATAGTTCGGGATCATGATGATAGGGTTGATAATACATCTCGATTCTTTTCTTTAAGAACTCATGAATGATCTCTGCTTGTAGCCACATTACTTTGATAGGTCTTGAGAAACTCATACCCATAAAGTCTGTGCCTGTAGTAGCTGCTGCCGCGAATGCTCCTAGCCAATGCGACTTACCTATCTTTGGTTTACCTAACAGTAAGACTCTGGATTGTTCAAAGACAAAAGCATCTCCCCAATACTGCTCAATCCTACTGCTGTCCATTGAATCCCAAAAGGGATCGTTAAATGATTTGAGTCCAAGAGGATCGCTTTGTATATCATCCTTAGCTTTTATTATAGGATCTTCTTGATCCATGATTTCTTTTAAATCATCTGTTAATTGTATCTGCCACTGACTTGTATTCCATTTCTGTATGCCTGTCTCGTCTTCAGGATTTCTTTTCAAGTGTCCAGTACAAATGCTTTGAGTTGTATTTAATACTTCTTGCACACTCATAGGTGGGTTGTTTGTTTGATTCCAATCCAATGCTTTGATTACAACTTCTCTCATGCCCCAACCCTCTAGTATCCATTTACCTACTAGCCTAGCAAGGGTGTCGTTTCGCATTCCTGTTTGCACACCATCTGTTGTTAGTGGTGTTTTACTTTCTGTGTTGATCTTACCTGTGTTGTTATAGTCATAAATAATATTCATGTCTTGACTATTAAGAGTAGGTAAATCATCAAGTGAATCTACGACAGCTCCTTCAACTACCTCGAACTGATAATTAACAGAAGGACTGACCATGACATAGCCACCCTCTCCTCTTATATCTAATTTACCTGTAGTGTTTCTTATCTTTAGATCATCATTGATTGCATAGAAGTAATGATAGCCACCACGAGGTGTCTTTTGTTTTAACATTGTTCTTGTTATCTGACCTGACTCACAGAAATCACATGCCTCTTGGGTGTCTGCATCTAGCACTACAAATGTTACGCCTGTAATTGCTGCCCAGTTGCAATCTTTAAATTGTAGATACCATTGCTTGACTTCATTAAGAGTAGGTTGCTTCTCTATATAGTCAGCCCATTTTACTCTTGGTGTTTTTGACCAACGCTTTTGTAAAACCATATCGTCTTCAAAGGGATGTCTGCTTTTAAAGTATTCAGGTATGATGTCGTTTGTAGATCCGCATGGTATTAGATGAAAATTATTTTCATGATATGACATGAGCATATCTTTACGCTCATCATTGGCTATGTCTTGTCCGACTGTGTTTGGTTTTATTTCTATTGGCATTCGTCTACTGATCCATAAATGTTTTCCCAACCTAAAGCATAGCCTGTCATTTTAATAAGTTTCTTAGCTTGATTGACTGAGGGTTGCCTGGTTCCGTATCGCCAAGATCTAACAGTATCAATAGATACACCTAAGTCTTTGGCTAACTTATCTTCACCTCTTTTAACAATGTAGTCTTTAAGTTCCATAGTTCTCCTTATATAGAATGGTATAAGTTAATGCTCTTATAGGGGGTTGAGTGAGGAGTTTTATATTTGATATATAACTTCATTAACTCATACCAAATATCATCTTAACATTGCTCTTTACAATAAGTAAAGAATTTTATTACAAAAGTGTTGACAATATTTTTGATAGGCGTATCATCTATCTTGTATTTAAAAAATGGAGCCTTATATGAAAGACTATTCTACGCTATCTCTACCTCAACTTTTGATGGAGAAGAAAAAGAATCTAGCAAAACAAGCTGAACTAAAAGAACAAAGTGCACAGCTTGATTTTGCAATCACCAAACATCCTGATGTGCATAAGCAAGTCAACAGACTTTCTAACACTGGCGGATCTACTCGGGTACATCTTAATGGTGTCATACCAAAAGACTTACGAGTTAATTATAAAATAACAAGATCATGGGATCAGAGTTTTTTATCTAAAGTAAAAGACGAGATACCTGAAGATCTATTTCCTTTCACAACTGTATACAAAGAAGATACTGCTCTATCTAAAATGATAGAAGCAAATCATCAAGACATCTTTGATAAGTTTCAAGAAGGATTACAAACCAAGATTAATGAACGACCATACATCCAGTTCGTTGATCCATTAAAAGGAGCTGAGAAATGATTTCACACAATGATGTAGTACAAGAGATACGTGATCGTATCAAAAGAGATGTTGCACCAGGTTTACACAAAGCTTGGGTTAATAAAATATTAATGATTGTTGACGATGTAGAAACCATAGCAGACGAAATGATGTCACAAGGAGTGCAAAACTATGAGCCTGTTGAATAGCGTAACCACAGGGATACAAATCCCTTCAATTAAAATAAACCTATCTGGTACAGATGGCATTGGTAAAACTACCTTTGCAAGTCAAGCACCAAACCCTATCTTTATAAAGACAGAAGCTGGTACTAACTATATAGATACAGCATCCTTTCCTTTATGTGAAAGCTATGACGACATACTAATACAAATCAAAACTTTGTATGAAGAAGATCATGACTACAAGACAGTGGTCTTTGATACAACTGACTGGGCTGAGAAATTAGTACAGCAAAAGGTATGTCAGATTCATGGACAAAAATCTATTGAGTCTATGGGATATGGAAAAGGTTTTACAGAATCTGCTGAGTTATTCGGCAGACTACTAAGAATGTTTGATGCCCTACAAAAGAAGAAGATGCACATCATCTTACTATCTCATGTAGGCATAAGAACTTTTAATGATCCAGAGCGTGAGCCCTATGATCGTTGGGAGATGGCTACTCATAAGAAAGTATCAGCAATGATACGTGAGTGGGTAGACTTCAACCTGTTTGCAAACTACGAGGTATCAACTCGTACTAGTGGACAGGGTTTCAAGGAAACAACCAGGGCTGTGTCATACGGCAAGCGTAAGTTGTTTCATAAATACACCGCAGCATTTGATGCCAAGAGTCGAGTTGATTTAGGGAATGCTCCCTTGGATCTTGATTGGACAGCGTTCATGTCTGCATTTAAAGAATCTTTAAAATCTAAAAAAGGAGAATAATATGTCTGATGATTTTAATTTAAACTTGACTGATGTCGAGGATACAGGTGGATCGTTTGATCTTATGCCAGTCGGTGACTACGAATTTGTAGCTACTGGATGGGAGAATAAAACTAGTGCTAAGGGTGATAGATACTTATCAATTACCTTTGATGTGACAGGCCCTACTCATTCAGGTCGTAAGATATGGGAAACATTCATGCTCGAAGGAGCTGGGTTAAACGTATCTATCAGCAGAATAAGAGACTGGAGAAGATCCATGGGCATGGAAGCTGATGTTGATGCCTTTGGTCTTGAACAGTTAGAGAGCATGTTAAACATTCCTTTCAAAGCCAAGGTCAGTGTTGAAGTTGGTAGAGATAAGGGAGACGGAACGAAGTGGGACGACAAGAACAAGATTGCTAAGTTTCTTGCAGTTGAGACAAGCAGTAAGTCAGCTCCTTCGCAAAGTCCTAAAGAAGAATCAAAGTCAGATGATGATGATTTCGATTGGGACAAATAATTTATTTACCAGAGAGAGTAAATAAATAACTCGAGTGAGTAGTCTTAATACCAAGACTACTCCTCGCACCTAGGGTTATTGTATACCCTAATGTATTTTTGGAGAAATATATGGATTTAAAAATAGAAAAAGATGTTCCCATACCTCAGACAGTAACTTCGTTATTAAAAAGTATGGAGGTTGGAGACTCAGTTGTATGTAATCTAAATAAATGCAATAGATTAAGAGCTAGAGCAAGTGAGGTTGGAATAAAAGTTCTTACAAGAAAAATAGAAGATAATTCATATCGACTATGGAGAATAAAATAATGGCAATAGATAAAAGAGAAGCGAATGCTTTAGTAGAATCAATGACATTACTATTAGATTCTTTAGATCAAAACTTTGACAGCCTACCCTCTGGGTTAGATACTGTAGTAAAGGAAGCTAAATTAACATTATTAAACGTGGATACTAAAGATGACAGACAAAGAAAAATTTATAGAATATTTAGACAGTAAAACTTGCGACACAGTTATTGATGACGTGCAGCAATGTGTTGATGGTTGGTCAATGAAAGAATTAGACTCACGATCAGCAATCATTACACTAACAAGATTTGCTGTTGATCTTACCTTTAAGTTTTCTTTCACACAAAAAGAAGCCTTAGAGTTAATACTAAGTATGGTACAAGATCACATGGACATAATGGGAGTTGAAAAACCAATCACAGAAGATCCCGTAGAAGAAATAAAAATACTACATTGAAACTTAGATACTACCAAAGGGATGCAATAGATTCCCTACACCATTGGTTTGCCAATCGTCCAGCAGAGGATCATGCTTTGATCGTACTGCCAACGGCTGCTGGTAAAACCATTATCTTTTCTCATTTTATTAAAGAGATACTAGCCAAAGATCCTACAGCTAGGTTCTTGGTTATGGCTCATAGAAAAGAATTAGTAGAACAAGCAGAGACTAAACTTAAAACTGTATGGCCCGATGCTCCAGTGGGTGTATTGGCAGCAGGGATGAAACGCTTTGAGATAGATTCACAGATCCTTATAGCAAGTAGAGATACCCTAGCATCACCCAAGAGATTAGATGCTGTCGGTAGCTTTGATTACATGATCATAGATGAAGCACATAACGTACCGCCAAGCTCTCATACTAGATACAAGAAGATTATAACAACCCTATCAGACAGGAATCCTATGAAGGTTATGGGCTGTACTGCCACACCATATCGTATGGGACAAGGTTATATATATGGCAATCGTAAAGATCATTTCTTTAAAGGACTAGCTTATTCAGTATCAATACCTGAGCTGATCCGTAATGGATTTTTGTGTAGGTTATCAGCCTATGCTGTAAATGAGGATGCCATCATTGATGCAGGAGCTGTTGCATTAAAGTTTAAGAATGGAGACTTTAAGGAAAGCGAACTAGAAAAAATAGCTATGGTCGATGATACGATCTTACAGGTTATTAACGACTGGATTGATAACGCTTATACCAAAGGTAGAACAGCTACAGTATTCTTTTGTGTATCAGTATTACATGCAGAGAAAATGACTCAATGCTTGAAGACCTATGGGATCGAAGCTGAATGCGTTACAGGTGAGACACCAAAAGATAAAAGAGAAGATGTATTAAAAAGATTCAACGCTGGATCTATACATGCTATATGTAATGTGGGTGTGCTGACTGAAGGTTGGGATGCTCCAAGAGCTGACTGCGTAGCATTACTTAGACCAACACAAAGCGTTGGCTTGTTTGTTCAAATGTGCGGAAGGGGGATGAGACTGCACGAGGAGAAAGACAACTGCCTACTACTAGACTATGGAGAAAATGTAGCTAGGCATGGTTGTCTTGATGAGATACAACCTGATCAGTCAGCTCCAGCTAGATACCATCCTAAGATATGTTCTAACTGTAGTGCAATTAACTTACCCTCAGCTAAGAAATGTATTGAGTGTGGTCAAGAGTTTGAAGGATCTAAAAAGTTTGAAGAACTACAGACTAAGAAAGAAAAAGAAGTTGCTAAGAGAACTAAGGCAGAGAGACAAGCTGTCTTGTCTGATGAGAGAGAGAAGGCCAAGCCTAGATACAAACCTGTCACTGACATCTATGCAACAGTAACCAAATCACAGAATGGCAGTGAGTATTGTCAAGTAATCTTTACAGTTAAGAATGAATTTTTCCCTAAGAAAATGCCGTTGATGTTTGGACATCCCAAAGCACACCACATGGCAGTACGTAAGTGGAAGAAGATAGCAGAGAAGTGGGGATCGCCCAAGCAACCATGGATGGCCGCTGAATTAATAAACAGTGGTGCCTTTGAGAACATAGCAGAGATTGTCTTACAAAAGCAGGGCAAGTATGAGAATGTTATAGGGATCAGAACAAAACAAAACGAGGAGATATTATTATGAACAAAACTAAATTAGTAGAACTAGCAGATGAAGTATTGACTGATGTTGATGTTGATATGCAAAGTGTTTTAAAAAAAGAATTAGAGATAAATTTATGTGAGAAGTTAGCTGATATTTTTTTTGCAGCACAACGACACCATAAATACCCTTTAGATGTTGGTCGCATTGGAAAAAATGAAAAATCCTACAAAGCTGTAAAACCAATATTGGATGATTGTATAGATAAATTATTAGGAAAAACAAAATGACAATCAATCATCTTCTTGATGAAGTAGAAACAAATACTGAGAGACACCAAAGGTTTTATTTGGGTATCAGTGGTATCGGCAATCCAAATCAAAGGCTCCTTTGGATGCGATACCGCTGGCTCATGCCCGATGAATGGGAGCCAAGAGTTCTTAGACTTTTAGACCTAGGCAATGTAGTAGAAGATCATTTGATTGAGAAGCTACGTAAGATACCAGGAGCCATTATCTATGATGTTCAAAAGGATGGTAAGCAATTTAAAACAGAGGCTCTTGGAGGGCATGTCAAAGGACACATAGATGGTGTCGCTAGAAACCTACCAGGCTTGAAAGAAAACATACCCTATCTGTTAGAGTTTAAAACAGCTAACGACAATCGTTTTAAAAATTTAGAAAAGCTAGGTAGTTATTGTGCTTGGTCAGAAGAGTATGACGCACAGATTCATTTGTACATGGGACTTTTTAAAATGGATCATTGCATAGCTATCGTTTACAACAAAAACAATTCAGCTTTGTATACAGAAGTTATTGACTTTGATTACTTAAAGTTTGAAATGCTTATGGAAAAAGCAGAGCATGTATTGAAAACTAATACGCCACCTGACAACAACATACCCGAGACTGACTACAGAATACGTAGCTTTATGTCTGCTAAAGAAAGGGCCGCATATCTTGGCAGATCTTTACCTGAGAAAGTTCATTGCAGATCATGTCGCTTTGCTAGTGTTGATATTAACAAGGGTGGGGGGCATTGGCATTGCTCTCAACATGACAAAGGAATCAGCGAGGATAGACAGACTAAGGGATGTCCAAGACATAACTATATACCAGAGCTAATACCAGCAACCATGATCGAAGAGGATGATAACTTTGTTATGTATGAGAAAGATGGGTTTAAGTTTATTAACGTAGCTAGTCAGAAAGAATCTACTGGCGACAACCTTTACTCTAGTGAGGAGCTGATAGAAGTAATCAACAGTGGCTTTCCAAAAGAATTACTAGAACAGTGTGCTTCTGCTAAGAGATTAATGAATGGTACGATCAAGAGTATCAGACCTTGGGTTGAAACAGGCGTGCCTTTCTAAGCTTTAGCTTTTTTTATTACTATAATTTCTACGCCTGGATACAAAGCTTCAACAAGTTTCTTCTTTAATCTAAACATAGGTGTCTCTATACCCTTGGTATCTTCTATGATCTCATCGCCATTGATGTTCTTATATTTAAAGTCAGCCTTGTAAAGACATACCTTCTTTTCATTAACAAAGCATGGGAAGGGTGGGTGTACTTCTATGTCAGAGATTAGGCCTTTATCTTCTAGTTCTTTAAGATGATTGTATCGAGCTGCCTCAAGTTTGCTATCAAAGGTATAGCCATCGAGTCTTACTTTCTTTGCTCCGTATTTGTTGTACAAATTAGATTCCTAGTATTTTCTTTTCTTCTTCTTCTCTTAGTAGCTGAGATGCTCTGCTAGGTTGAGCAAGATTAGGTGCTTCAAACTGTCCTTGTAAAGATTGTCCAGTTAAATCTATTGAAGCAGAAGCCAAGTCTCCAATAGGTACTTCTTGAGGTGCTTTAATATCTGTTCCTTGTAAAGCAAAGTTAAGTACATCTTGATTAACTTCACTAGGTTTAAATATACCTAGCATAACCAAGTCTCTGTTAGCTACCTTAGCAATCTTTAACTGTTCGCTAATAGCATAATCAGGAACTCCTAATGTTCTTGCATCTTCTATAGCTGTGTAAAGAGTTCTTAAAGAATTGTATCTGTCTTTGTTTGTATTGATGTAACCTTTAACAAAACTTTCTGCATCTCTTCTGTTATTTGATCTAAGCAATCTATTAAATTCATTAGTTGTTTCTCTTATAGCTCTCTTAGACTCTGCTGCTTTGTAATACAGAGATCTTTCTAGCTGTGGTTTAACAACTTTAATACCAGAGAAAGCTTGTACCATTGTCTCTGCTACATCAATAGGTTTTCCTTTTGGACTAATTAAATCTTCTTCTCCTGTAAAGACAGAGGCTGCAGCTGTTACAAAATCTTTAGGAACTATCTGTGTTCCTTCTGCATCAACTTGTACTGAAAAAGGCAGTGCTGTAGGTGCTATAGAATTAAAAACGTGAATCATTGATTTTAAACCCTTATCACCTAATAAATCTGATTCGTTATAAATAATTTTACCTGTTGATGTTTGACCAGATTGTGCTTCAAGCAAGGCGTTAGCACCTATACTTGTAGATAAAAAAGGATTTGCCATTTCTCCTACTGAATCTATTGTTGCATTACTTGCTATGCTTAGTAGACTAGCTTCGTTTCTATTGCCAGTAGCAACTGCATTTAATACAGCTCTAAATGGTCTTTGCAAATAATCATAGGGATTGGTGTAACTGTAATTAATAAATCCTGTAATATTTCCTTGTGCATCAGTGCTGGTTGGAATCATAGTCGCAGTCTTTTCCCAAGGTGCAGCAAAAGATCTTTTATATGCGTCTATCTGTTCTTGACTTGAACCAGTTAGGGCTAGACCTGCTGCGGTTAAACCTGCTGGAACTCCAACAGTAGTAGTTAGTCCAGACGTTAGTCTTCTCATTCCTACTTTTTGTAATTCTGCATTGTTACTTGCTAGTTCTTTAATACCTCTTGATATAGTGTTGCCAGTATTTCTTACTATCTCAGCAGGGAAAGCTGTAAAGTTACCTATGACTGGTATAAATTTTAATTGTTTTACTATCTCAGGAACTCTTGAGTAAGTGGGAGTTACATTCAAAGCTATGTCAGCAGACTCTGCTTTAATAAATTTATCTAAAGCATCATCGCTAACAGATTTTAATTCACCAACATTGATAGTACCATCTTGTCTAATAAGTTTTTGAATATCAGTATTAGAAAAATTCTTAGCAGCATTGACAGGAATAAAGGCATCATCAGTAGAGTCAGCTATAACCTTTGTAAGTTTTGCTTGTTCGCCATTCCAATTAATCCACCTAGCCGCGTTATCTGATCCTGTATAAATTCTTTCAACAGGTTTTAATGCTTTCTGTAATTTATTTGTAAGACCGTTTGATTGTAATTTTTTCATCAAAGCAACATCTTCTATAGCATAAGAAGCTAAGTCAGCTATTTCTTCTAACTGCGTACCTCTTCCTACAACAATACCGTACTCTCTTCCTTCTTTAATATCTTTGTTGTATTTTGTTTTTTGCCTTGGATCAAAAACACCAGCAAAAGACTTTTGAAAAGTTTTTGTAAACTCAGCAGAAGGCCCAAGGTTTCCATTCATAGCAGCAAATAATGGGACACTTGTATTGTTTCTTATATGAGCACCAACAGATAACAAGGTTTTGTTATATTGTCCTACTGTTTTTAAACCTAACAAACCCTTGTAAACATTTTTTAAAATGTTAGGCATAGTATTCATAAAATCTTTTGATGATCCTGTAACAGCATCAACAAAAACTTTTGGTGCATAGGTATCTTGTAAAGCACCTTGCTTGTCATTAAATTTTACATAATCAACGCCGTCTATTGTAACTTCATCTCTTAGTGAAGGAATTTCTTTTCCTGTCTTTGGATCTTTTTTAGGAGCAATTTGTTTTCCTGTCTTTGGATTTATTTCAGGAGCTTTTAATACATTTATTCCTTCAGCTGTTAATTGATCAGGAGTCTTTAAAAAAGATGTGGTTCCTAATTGTTTTGCATTATCATTAATTAATCTTATATCATCATAAACTTTTATATTTCCTACTGAAGTAGCAATTTTAGATATAGTAGAAGTAGCTGCAAAAGTCTCATCTACTAAAGCTTTTCTCCACTCAGATCCTTCTTTGTATGTAAGGGGAGTTATCTCACCTAAAGCTTCCCTAACTTCAGGTAAGTTTTTTAATGTTTTTCCTTTTAGTAAGCCACCTTTTATATTGTTTACTAAAAGCTCTGGAGTTTCGTGAGGGTTTAAAGAGTTTTTAGGATTTCTTATATCATCAAAAATTTGTATTGCTTTAGATGTTCCAAGAGGATCACCCTCAAGTCCTGCTACTGTTTTAATTTTATCAATGGCTGCATCGTATACTTCTTTAGATGGCTCAAAACCAGAATCATTTATGGCTCTGTAAAGAGTTGTTCCATACAAACCTCTGTTTTTAAGTAACGCATCTTTAAAATTTTGATCTAAAGTTAAACCTGCAACAGTAGGTCTATCAGAAACTAAATCAAATAATAGTTTTTGTTCTAATTCAAATATTGTTTTATTGTTTTGAACTATAGAAGATATTGTATTATTAGGATCTATCCCTAGAGCCTCGTAATCTATTTTGTTTCCTGATCCTTCAAAACTTTTAATCTTTTTTAAAGCTTCGTCTTGAAGTTCTTTTGCTTTAATTCTTTTTGCATCGTCAGCTAAAGAAGGAAACTGTCTTTCAACAGCAAGCAAAGGTGCTCTATAAGTTGATATAGATTTAACTAATTCTAAAGAGTCTTTATCATTTAATTTACCACCATTGGTAACAGCATCTTCCATTGTTCTTCTTATCTTATCTCCAGCATCAGCTATCTCTAATCCAAGATTAGATGCGTAAGCTTTTTGTGTTTGAAATACATCTGATATTAATTTATTATTTTTTGTAGTTTGTTCAAAAGTTCCACCGTAACTAAAGTTTTTTCTTAAGTAATCAAATAAACTTTTATCTGCTTTGGTTGCAGAAGCAAGAGCTTCATTTGGGCTAACTTTTTTAGCTAATGCACTCATGTAAGGTGCAATTAGATCTAATCCAACACCAGCTGTTTTAAGAGTTCCTCCCACAACCTTGGGTGCAGCATAAACAAATGATGCTGTCTCAGCAAACACTTGCATTCTTTCTTTTAGTCTTGCAGCTGCGGCATCTCTGCCTGCAAGATTCTTAATTCTTTCTTCGTCACTTTCTTTATCAAAGATCATGTCAGCAAAAGTATCAACATCATCTGTAGCTACAGCAGCATCGACTGCACCTATAGCTCCTAGTTGTTTTGCTTTACTTAATTTAGATAGAGCACTTGCTGTGCCAAGACCAGGTATACCAAACTGAGCAATCATTTGTGCTGTTTTACCAGCAGTACCTTCTACTTCAGGTTTAATACCTTCAAAAAATTCGTTTACATTGTCAGTTACTTCTGTATTAAATAGAAGATCAATACCAGTTGTCGGTATGGTAGCAAGGCCTTGAGGTATAGAGACAACACCTGCAGCTATTCCTCTACCTATGTCTCCTGCTAAAGAACCAGATGATCCAGTTCTTTTTCTTTTCATTGATTTTTGTTTTGCTTTTTCTATTTCTTTAGGATCATTACTATCTACAAATAATTTTCTTCCATCCTCAAGAACCACTAAAGGCACTGTTATTCTCCAGCTACAATCATCTCAGCTAATTGTGTTATGTCTCCGCCAGTTTGTTGAAACATTGCTAAGAAACTAATTAAATTTATTTCATTTCCATTAAGATCAGTTAGCTTTCCATCTTTCTTGTTTGTTAGTTCTTTTCTAAATTGAGCTAATAAAGCAGCTGCTCCAGCTATTGCTGTTTGATCTATTGGAGAAGCACCAGCTTGAATTTTTTGTAACTTTTTAATATCTTCATCACTCATTGCTAGTAACTGTTCTTGATCTGTCATTGCATCTTCTTGTCTTGCACCCTCTTCCATAGCAGCTTGACCAAAGTCAGAGATAGCATTCCTTGGAACAAAGCCTTCGCTTGGTTGCATCATAGCTAAGAATCCTGCCATCATTTGTTTTGCAAACTCAGGATCTCTACTAACTTTTTCCATATAGCTTGATGGAAAAGCTTTTACATAATCAAGGAATACAGGTGATTCTCTTCCTGCTTCCATTGCAATCTCCATGGTTTTTTGTTTAAGAATATCTTTTAGTGCGTCTGAATCATTAACTTCTTTAAGTCCTGATACTTTTTCTTTAGGAGGTGAAACTTTAGTTTTTTCATCATCGCCTGTTAGTCCCATATATAAACCTGCCGCTGGAACTCCACCGTAACCAGCCGCTCTAATTGCACCTGTTACTGCACTTCCCTCTGGTCTACCTGGATTTCTACCAATACTTCTTAAGGTTGATTGAATTACTTTTCCACTGCCAACAAAAGGAGCAACCATTTCTGATGGAATAACTTTAGGAGATGCTGGTTTAGTTTTAGTAATAGCTGTACTAGGTTTGGGCTTAGGTTTGGGTTTAGGCTTAACTTTTTTAATTAAAGATGTTATTCCTGATTTTGCTAATCTATCTCTTAATGCCATAATTATTGCTCCAACGTATAGCCTTCAGGCACTTCGTTATCTTCAAATAAATAATAATCTTCATCTACTGGATCATAATAAAAATAATTTCCAGAATCTTCATCAATATAAGCCACACTAGGATTAGTGTAATCTTCGCTCAAGCCTTCTTTGATTGCATCTCCAATGGTATAAGCAAGAGCTCCTCCAGCTGCTGTATTTGTTACTGGATTAGAAAGTTTAGATGCTGCGTTAGCAGCTTTTCTCATTTTATTTCCTGTGCTTAATGCTTTTATTCCAGCACCAGCTAATCCCAAACCTGGAATTGCCATCGCATAATCTAAGGGATTATATGGATCAAAAATTAAACCATCTCTACCGAAATATTTTGTCCCTGCTTCACCGCCATCAGCAAATCCTTCTATGCCACGTCCTCTAAGAATATCTTTTTGAGTTACTTTGCCGTCACCTGTTAGATCGGGAAAGCCACCGTCTTTTAAATTAGAAATGCCACCATCAGCAAATTTTTTACTGTATCTAAGTCCGCCACCATTTGTTTCTGGATTTATATAAAAACTTAATCCATCATCATCACCATAAATAAATTCATCACCTCTTTTACTTATTGGTCTTCCTGTCATTCCTAAAGCTCTATTTATTAAAGCTTCTTCTGATTCTTCTTTATCTCTTGGTATTCTAATTCCTAATCTTTCTTCTATTTCTGAAAGAGCTCTGTCTTTTAACATTTGTTTAAGAACTTCCTCTTCATTTCTTTGAAGCATTGGAGCCATGCCTGACGTTATTCCTTGCATTACAATACCTTAGCGTAGTCAACAGCATAGTAACCATTTTTAACTACTACTGCATCTGGTTTAACTTCTAATACTTCTTGAGCTAGGACACCTTCTGTTGGTTCTGATTCTGCTCCAAGCTCTATGGCTTTGTCATTCCAATCCCATGTGTACCAACCAATGTTAGGCTCAACTTCACCAATCTTTTTAATGTTAGTTTTTAATTCAACATCAGAAGTTGCAGCACCATATATGGTTGCAGCTGTTCCTGCAGCACCAAGTAATTTAGAGAAGGTGCTTGGCTCTTGATAAGAGCCACGTTGATAAGCACTTGTACCAGTACCACCAGAGATTCCTCCCATTGGTGATCCAGCAAGTAATGCTTGACCTTGTTGTAGTCTTTGCATTGGCTCGTTCGCAAGTTGTTGTGCTCCTTGGAACTGTCTTGATAGTGCAGCCTGTTGAGTTGCTTGACCTTGCTGACCGAGTTGATTCAACATATTGATTTGGTTGCCTAGCATTCCTTGTCCTTTTTGTCCTAGACCTGCAATGCCTTGACCTATCTGACCAAACTGTTGTCCCATACCACTAGCTAATTGACCTAAGCCACCTAGTTGTTGTCCACCTTGCATAAGGCTAGAACCAAAACCACCTAGGGCTTGTCCTCTTTGTACTTGTTGTTGACCTAGACCAGCCATCTGACTACCTAGTGCGGCCTGCTGACCACCTATAGCTGCTTGTTGTCCGCCTAAACTTGCTTGCATTTGACCTAATCCAGCTTGTCTACCTTGTTGTGATTCAAAGGATTGTCTTGCAGCATCTTGAGCTCTGCCAAATCCTTGACTTCTAAGAGCACCAACTGCTTCAGCGGCCCCTCTTCCTGTTTGTCTTGCTAATTCTTCTTGAGTTATCCTACCTCTTGATCCACCAAAGGCACCAGCGGATACAGCTCTATCACGTAGTCCTATGTCTTGTTTTGCTGATTGTCTGTTTATATCTTCTAATGTTTGTTGTACTACTTGATCTTCGTATGGATTATAAAAAGCAGATGAGCTACTAGGATCAAACATTTGAGTAGCACCCATTGCACTTTGTTCTGCTCTTTGTAATGCACCTATACCACCTGCTACAGTATCAGCTCCTGTACCTATCATTCTTTCTGCTGCATCTGAGAATCTTCCAGCACCTCTTGCTAAATCAGATCCTTCTCTTTGAAAGCCCATACCTTCTTCAATACCAGCTTGAGCCTGTGGCACAAAGCCCATAGCTTGATCTAGTGCATCTTCTTGTCTGCCGTATAATCTACCAGCATCTTCTATATAAGGTTTAAATTCTCCTAAACCACCTGCTGCTTGACGTGCTTGTATTTGTAATGGTGTAAGACCTGCTGTTTGTTCTATGGGTATATCTCTAGCTCGAGATATTAGTCCTTCGTATTCACCAGGAGAGCCAAAGTAGGAAGCAAGAAGTCTTCTTGAGTAGTCCTCCATGTAAGGAGATATAAAAGAATAACCTGTTTCTGGAGTTGTTATTACATCTGCTGGTGGAGCTGTTTTAGTTTTGCTACTAAATATTCCCATTATCTGTATTTCCTCATCATTTGTTCGCCTTCTTTTTGTAGAGCATACATTTGACGTGCACCCTCTAGGCGTTGTTCGTATTCGTCTTGTGGGTTAGCACCTGCTGCCACACCCATACCTCTAACTGCTTCAGCATTAACAACAAACTCACCATCACTTAACATGGCTGGTATCTTGTCGCCACGCTCTCCACCTGGGCCTGTAATTAATTCGCTTCTATCTACAAATTTACCGTCAGCCGCATATAACTGACTGGTTATTCTTCTTGGTTGTAGATCATCTACATAAGTAGCTTCTTTAGGAGGTGCTACTAATGGTGAGAAAGGTGTGCCTTTCATTTGTGAATAAAGTTTTGATACTTCACTAGGGTAGAATCTGTAAGCATCTGGTGTTTCATCTCTAGCATCAATAGATATAGATGCTCCAGGAGTTTGAAAGCCATAACTACTACGACCTGCTGCACCTGATCCTCCATAACCTTTTGCTAATCTAGCTGCTGCTTGTTTTGCTTGTTGTTCTGCAATCTCTTCTTCTGTTGGTGGTGTATAGCTATATCCTCCACCTCCACCTGGTAGGTTTATAATTCCACCAAAGTCACCAAAGTCTATATCACTAAAATCAAAATCATCAAACATATAATCATTAAACCTAAACTCTCTTTCATCTTCAGCCCTTCTTTCATTGGCCATGCCACCCCTTCTAAATCTTTGTATGTCAACCTTTGATGCTCCTGTTCCTTTGATCATTTGACCTTCAGTCTGACCATAGGTTTCTGGCATAAAACTTTGTGCTTGCTCAAATCTATTAGCCATTTCTCCTGCTTTTGTTTTTCTAATAGCTTCATTAATATTTTCTGTATCGTTTGCAGCATCTGAAATAGAGTCATATTCTTTACCATTCAATACATATTTTCCAGTTGTAGCATCATATTCAGGTGCTACAGATTTTGATAAACCAAAAGAATCTTTGTCTTCAAAAATATCATCTTCAAAATCTATATCCAAAATTCCACCATTTGCAAAACCAGCTATACCACCATCAGCAAGCTGAACAGAAGTATCTCTTTCTAAACTTTGTTGAAATTTATTAAAATCTTTTTGAGCATCATCAACAGCTTCAGGATTACCAGGTTTTATATCTGGAGTATTTATGTCAGATGATCCTATAGAAAAACCTTGCATGGCTTTATTTTCTTCATCTCCCCCACTTAAACCACCTAAAGCACTAGCAATTTTTCCAAAATCCATACCTCCACCAGTACCTCCACCAACACTACCGCCAGTAAAAAAATTAACTATGCCACCATTCATGTAACTTGAAACATCAAAATCTTTATCATCTCTAAGTCCAGGAAGTAATTTTTTTAATAATGCTATTCCACCTAATGTTTTTAAAATTTTCTTGTGTGATTTCTTCATAACTAAATTATATACAATATTGTTTTAAGTGTACCATTTTTTCTATGTATCATCTCTTATGAGGTTGTTACATTAATTGATATGTTTCCATCTGTCTTAACAGAAACAGATCCTAGTGATGCAGTTGTCTCGAAGCCTTGTGGATTCTTCGGAGTGTGTAACTGTACCCATTGGTTGCCTATATATACTTGTAAAACACCAATAGATGTATTCCATATTACATCACCTACGTTAAAAGCTAAAGTAGAAATTTGAGAATCATTAAACTGTGGTGTTGAGCTAGGATCGAATGTTCCTAGGTTTAACTCAAGGATTCTTATTAATCTGTTGAATACATTAGCATCAACCTCACCACTTGCTTGAGGTAATCTACTTGCAAGAAGCTTGGCCATTATCTTCTGCCGTCAGTTCTAATATCAATCCTGTTTGCACCTAGTCTCCATTTAAAACCAGTTCTTAATCCTGTTGCTGCATCATCATCTGATTGAACTCTAAGAACAAGCTGTCTGCCTCTAGCACGAGTAAATGTTTGTTGAGTAGTGCTTGTAATATTGTTAGTTGAATTAGTTGTTAAGCTTTCTCCAGGAAAGTTACGAGTTTTTAATACAAAATTGATCTGTCCATCTGTAGGTGTTGTACCAAAAAATTTAACATCTGGAATAATTCTGCTAACAAAACCCAGTTGATTACCTTCTTCTATATCTATATCACCAGACTCTATGAAAACATTATCCATAGGTGATCCGTCATCATCATCAGTGCTTTCATGTATATATACATAGCCATCACCATCGCTGTCTTTACCTGTAGCTCTAGGCTTTTCAAATACACCATCATCTATCCATGCTGTTCTTGATAGATTGCCTATGCTCCATGCACCTTCTAGGTAGTTATAAGTTACATACCTATCTATCTCTTCAGAAGAAGAAGAACAATAGAACCAACCAACCTCATTAAATTCTCTGTTAGTAAAAGCTAATGTTTTAAATGATTGAGTAGTATTAATATCATCTAATACATAATTTAATACGCTACAAACTAATCTTTTAACTGATCCTGAGTAAGTATAGAAGCCATCTCTAGCCATCCAATAGACACCATCTGGTGCGTTGATCATGCCGTTAGGAGATATAAGACCTACATTCTCATTAACTAGGTTTAATCCAAAAGTAAACGGAGCACCAATAAATTGCATACTATACAAAGAAGTATCAGTCCATATAAGTATTTCTTGTCTTGATCTTAATCCGCCAACTATCTGCGATCCAGATGAAAGTCTTAGTGACCCTGCGGTATTAGTAGCTGTTGGCTCCCATTCTGTAACGCTTTCTTGATCTGAGAATGCTATAAGCAAAGGATCTATAGAACCAGACCTAGAGCTACCAACAATAGGATCAGCACCTAAAACAATTACGTGTCTATCAATATCGCTTACTATGGTTTGCAAACCTTTTGTTGGTGCAAGATTAGCACCACTTAAAGTGCTAATAGCTACAGCTCTGTTATCTGTACCACTAGATTCATCCCAATAGTAAACACCACCAGCTCTAGGATTAAAGATAAGATCTTCTCCAAACGCATCGTGTGACCAAAGCCTTAACTGTCCTACTTCTGATAAAGCAACAGAAGAACCCCATGTACTTGTACCCCATGTGCCTGCACCCCAACCTGTTGATGGCACATACACATCTAATCCTACGTTTATTTGATAGGCTGCATCAGCACCTGATCCACCATTACCTGTATCACTTCCATTTGCTGTGGCTGTTGCTGTAAAAGTAAATGTATCTGCACTTGGTATAGAAGTTATTTGATACTCTTTATTTAAAACTGTTGCTGTTATGTTACCGCCAAGACTTACTGCACCACTAATAGTTACAAAATCATTTACTACAGCTCCATGTGCATTGTCAGTTGCGGTTATAGTTGCACTGCCGTTAGTAGCAGAAAAAACAATACCATTAGTAGTCGTGGCTCTAATAGGTGTTACATCAAAATAATTTGATCCAAGATTAACGTAATATTTAAAAGTTGTTCCTAGTCCCATATACTTTGTAGAGTCTAAATCAACCCATGCTAACAGTGCTCTGCCTGTTCCTAAGTAAGAGTTGTTGTTTGATTTTTCCCAACCTCCTATTTTTTCTGGTAATCCTTTTCTAAATCTAACTAAATTACCGTCAGCCCAACCGCCTTTATCTACAAGATCAGTCATTTCTTTATTGATTCCTGGGGTAAATTGTAATTTACTTAACGGCATATTAAACCTCGTGCCATTCCTTACCTTCAAATAGTAAGGCTTCTGCCTCTCTACGTCTGATAAGTCCTTGTAAAACCTTACCGCCTGCTTTATTCCAACGCTTTATTTGAGCTGGAACATCATCATATTCTTTATTGTTTAACACTTTAAGCATGGTTGAGGCTTTTAAGTTAGCAGGCCCTAGGTTAAATACCCAAGATACTAAAGCATCAAATTGATTTTGATCAAGATCAACAGTAACGCTATCTTTAACATAACCTTCAAACTCTTTTATATCTTGATCTAATATTTCTTCTGCTTCTTTTTGACAAACTAAATCACCTTCTTTAACTCCAGCAGTATGACCATATCCTATTGTCCATACGCCTGCTGCACATTTGTAAGCATTGTATTCAACACCTTCAAACTTTTTAATTAAACTTAATCCTTCTTGCGATATATTCATATTTTTACTCCCCTTCTTTTGTAGTAACTTTTTTGTAATAGACAACAACTTCTTTAAGTTCATTTATATACCTCTTTAATTCCTGCATATTATATGACATGAGCTCGTAATCGGGCACAGACATAGCTAAGAATACCACTTGACCTTGGTCTTTCTCAACTCTTGCTAAAAACTCTTCTAAATTTTTATCTGATACTACATACCAATACGGATCTTTTAGATCTATTTCTCTAGGCATTACAGGTTGAACTATAGTTCTTTCTATAGGTTTAGATATAACCTCAACCTGTTGTTTACTTGGTATCAGGCTGCAACTGCAAGCCATCATCAAGACTGTCAATGTTACGGCTGTCTTCTTCAATGCTATCAAATACATCTTTAGTTCCTTTGTTTACTCTTGGTTCAATCAAACCTGGTTTAGCTGCGGCTAATTTAGTTAAGTTATGTCGTTTAAATATGTCAAGGTATCTTGACATCTCTTGTTGAATCTCTTGATTTCTACTTTGTAAGTCTAGTAAGCTCGATGTTTGTAAAGCAAAATCATTTTGTAATGATTCTATTGCTAACCTTTGTTCTTGGTTTCTTAGTTCAAAAGCTTGATTAAGAGCAGAAAGTTTAGAGTTTTCATTCCATAGTAAATAAGTAGCTAATCCCATAACTACTATAATTCCTATCAAAACTTTAGACATTAACTAATAACCTGCGACAAAACTATTGATACTAGTATGAATGGATACACAGCCCAAATCATATTCTCTAGCTTATCAAAACGCTTTGCACCGTCTTCTAGTCTTTTATCAATACTTTTATATAATGCTTTGCATTCTCTTTCATGAGATTCTATTGCAGTAAGTGCGTCTTTTGCTGTTGCCATATTTTTCCTCAAATTGTATATACGTTTAAAGATTTTTCTTTACCTTTAACTTTAATTGCTTTTAAAGATTTTAACTCAAAACTACAGTTTTTGGCAGTCTCTTCTCCTATAAGTATATCAACACCAGCTTCTTTTGTACCAGATTCAAGTCGAGCCGCTATATTTACGCAGTCTCCAATAGCTGAAAAGTCAAATCTAGTATCAGATCCCATGTTACCTACCACAGCTGTACCAGTATTTACTCCCACCCCAATAGCAATCTCATGTGATAATTCTTTATTAAGTTCTTTTATACGATCCTGCATTTCGATAGCAGTCTTTACTGCTTTGTCTTCGTGATCTTCTAAATCTAAAGGTGCTGAGAATATAGCCATGCAAGCATCACCAATAAATTTATCTACCATGCCTCCATTTTTTTGTACGCATTCTACTTGTACTGTTAATGCTTTGTTCATTATCTCAGTAACTTCTTCTGGTTTTAGTTTTTCTGAAAGACTGGTAAAGCCTCTAACATCTGTAAACAAAAATGTAGCGTATCTTTTTTCGCCACCAAGTTTTAATAGATTAGGATTATCTTGTAGTTGTTTAACTTGTCTTGGATCAAGATAATGTTCAAATTGTTTTTTAATTAATTGACGTAACTTAAACTGTTTTCTAAAGTTTATATAGAAGGCAATAGCTCCAGTTATAAATTGTGATATAAAAGTCCACGAAAAATCTATTAAATAACCCTTCTGAATGCTGTAAGCTCCTGTAAAGCCTGTGGTTAAAAGCAAAATCACAGCTATACTTACGCCCTTAGTTACACCAAGATAATTTATTACAAGCCATGTCAATGACACAAAAATTCCAAAAATTAAAATTTCCAAAGCTAAGGCAAAATCTGGAATTATTGGAGAGTTTTGTATCAAGATTGACTCAGATAATGCTGCTTGAATCTTATGTGGTTCTAATAAACCAACTGGAGTTGCAACTTGTGGCATCACTCCGTTAGCAGTTACGCCAACAAAAACAAACTTACCTGCAACATTCATTTCTTTTAAATCAGTTTGTGGTGTATCTACCCAACTGATCCATTTACGACCAAGGCTATCCGTCTTAATTGGTGGTATTCCTCTGATTGATATTTCCTCTATACCATTATCATTGGTTTTTATAATGTAGGTTTTTACATTAAACAAAGCCTTATATATTTGTGTACCAAAACTAGGTATCCATTCATTGTTAGGTGTTTTGACTAAAAGAGGTATTCTTCTTACAAGTTGATCTACATCAGTGGGAGCAATAGCTAAACCAGTTAGCGTGTTATTTGCTAATAGAGGCTGGTTTTGTTTTACTCCCGAACTAAGTATACCACCATTATTATTACCCATAACAACCGTACCTGGTGATGCAGGAAAGTTACCTTTGCCATCTTCAAACATTGCTATAACAGAAGGTGCATAACCTAATGCTTCTGCAAAAACCTCATCACCACCCATGCGATCTGGTTGTGGAAAGGATACAACCCAACCAATGCCTACTGCACCTTTGTTAATTAAGTCTGCTTGTATTTGTGCAAGTCTTTGTCTAGGTAATGGCCAACCGCCCTCTCGTTCTACATCTTCTTCGGTTATGTTAAGTATGACAAAGTTACCACTTGGCTTTGGTGTTGTAACAAAAGCATCAAATATTTTTAACTTAAGTATTTCTGTAGGTGTGCTTTGAAATATTAAAGGTAGTGATAGTAATATAAGTATAGGTAATAATAATCTTTTCATTAATCACTTTGAGTGATAGTAATAACGCTGTCACTCCCTCCATTTACCTTAATAACATTTGATATGCCATCTTGTATGAAGATAACAGTATAAGATGTACTACCATCTAGGTCTAATTGCACAGACTCGTTTACCTGTCTGCGTAGACTAATAACATTACCTGTAATAATTGTAGTTATTTGAGTGTCAGGATCCTTGCCTAGTAAAGTACCACTAACTTGTGTGCTGGTTGCTTGAGCTAGTTGATCTTCATCTTCACTTACAGCTAAAGCATCTAGTACATTTAACAAATCTTCAAGATAATTTACATCTAGGTAATTTATATCAAGTTCTGTAAATTCTAAACTGTCTTCTTTTAAATAATCATCTGCTAAATAATCTATATCAAGATCGTTAAAATCTAATACGCTATCTGTTTGTGTATTTGTACTTTCTTCTTCTATAACTACCTCTTCTTTTGGAGGAGTCACAATAAGCATATTGTCTATAACATCTAGCGTTAAATCTAAAATAACGGGTTTACTAGGAGATGATTCAAAAACGCTAACAGTTGTAGCTTGATATGGTTTATTAAGAGTGACAGTACCCATAGCTGTAGTTACCAGTATCTCGCCACTAGATAAACCTAAAGCATCTGGTAAAAGTATTATAAGACTGCGGCCT